GTAGATGCAGAACACGTGATGCATATTTCACTAAGTGAAGGATTAGACAACAACTATCCTTTTGGTAATTCATTGCTTGAAAGTGTGTTCAAGGTTTACAAGCAGAAAGAATTGCTTGAAGATGCGATCATCATTTACAGAATTCAAAGAGCTCCTGAAAGAAGAATTTTCTACGTTGATGTGGGTAACATGCCTGCACACATGGCAATGACATTCGTTGAAAAGGTTAAGAATGAAATCCAACAGAGACGTATTCCAAGTTCAACAGGTGGCGGAACAAGTGTAATTGATGCTTCATACAATCCGCTGTCAACAAACGAAGATTACTTCTTCCCACAGACTGCTGAAGGTAGAGGATCTAAGGTTGAAACATTACCAGGTGGAACTAATCTAGGCGAAATTACCGATCTTAAATATTTCACAAACAAATTGTTCCGTGCTTTGAGAATTCCGGCGTCTTATTTGCCAACATCAATTGATGAGCAGGCTAACACAGTATCCGACGGCAAGGTTGGAACTGCATACATTCAGGAACTACGCTTCAACAAATACTGTGAAAGATTGCAGAGCAACATTGTAGAATCCTTTGATCAAGAATTTAAATTATGGTTACTGCATAATGGTTACAACATTGACTCCAGCCTATTTGAACTTAAATTTAATCCGCCACAAAACTTTGCGGCATACAGACAGGCTGAACTTGACACTACCAGAGCAAACATCTTTGGAACACTGCAACAGGTTCCACATCTGTCCAAACGCTTTGCACTAAAACGTTATCTTGGTTTGACGGAAGAAGAAATAAAAGAGAACGAAAGATTATGGAGAGAGGAAAATCAAGGAAACTTAGCACCGCCAACAACTGACGCGGCTGGTGAGTTGAGAACGGCAGGCATCACGCCTGGCGGAATCGCAGCAGATGCTGAAGCACAGTCAGCAGAAGCAGATCCCGGAATGGCAGCACAAGCCGAAGAACCAGCGGGAGGTGCTGACGCAGAAACTCCTGCTCAGTAATAAATACAGTATGCTTCTAAGAGAATTTTTGTATTTTAATGATGACATAAACGACTTTGCCGTGGACCGTAGATACGACAACAGCAAGGACAGTTCTGTTGTGGAACTTGATGATACAAGAAAAATCCGACTAACTCTGAGGCAGATCAATCAACTGCGGCTCCAAGCAGAAGCCCACGAAGCAGAAAGACAATCTGAATTGGGTTTCATAAGTCAAATGTATGGAACACCAGTTGAGCAAGAAGAATAAAAATATATCCCCAAACAAGGACATTGCATTCGTTCTAGGCAACGGAAACAGCCGCCTCAACCTTAAATGTGAGAAGTTGTTGGACATTGGAACCGTCTACGGTTGCAACGCACAATACAGAGAATTTGATCCGCACTATTTGGTAGCGGTTGACGTAAAGATGGTCAACGAGCTCATAGAAAGCGGATATGCACAAAAGGGCACAGTTTGGACCAATCCAAACAAGGGCATAAAGGACAAGAATAAGATTAACTTTTTTAACCCCCACAAGGGTTGGTCAAGCGGTCCAACAGCACTTTGGTTTGCCGCAACCAATGGTCACAAGACCATATACATACATGGTTTTGACTATCAAGGCCTAAATGGCAAGTTCAATAACGTGTATGCTGACACACACAACTATAAGAAATCCTCCGATTCCGCTACCTTTTTTGGCAATTGGCTCAGCCAAACAGAGAAGGTTATCAAGGAATTCGTCCACACGCAGTTCTACAGAGTCATAGAACCCGGCGCATTTATACCGGATAAATTGGGTCCACAATACCCTAATTTAAAGCACATTTCCTACAAAGACTTCGAAAATACGTTCCAGGGCACTATATATCAAGACAAAATGATTCAAAAAACACCCATTTAACCGGTTTTTTATAAGTAAAATGTAAATACATACTGAAACAGCCTTACCAATTAAAAAGGAGAATACAATGGCAGACAAAACTACATTAGAACAAATGCTTGAGCATTTGGTAAATGACGAAACTGCAAAAGCAGAAGAATTATTCCACGAATACGTTGTTACAAAATCAAGAGAAGTTTATGAAAACCTTATCGAAGAAGAAATGAAGGATGAGGAAGTTGATGAAGCATCTAAAGACGAGGATGCAGAAGACAAAGAAGTAGACGAAGCATCTAAAGATGACGACGCAGAAGAGGACAAAGTTGACGAAGCATCTGACAACGATGACGAGGAAGTTGACGAAGAATTTGAAGAAGTAGCCGTAGAAGGTGATGACGAAGAAGGCGAAATGGACGCTATGGGCGGAGACGCTACAGACGATCTAGAAGCAGACATCACAGGCGATGAAGCAGAAGGTGAAAAGGAACCAGAAGAATTATTCCAAGACCTAGACGCTATCGTTGATGAGCTACAGGCTAAATTCGATGAAATTAAAGGCGAAGACAAGCCAGAAGGCGACGAAGACATGGAAGACGAAATGAAAGATTCAATCGAAACTCCAGTTTCTTCAGACCCAGAAGGTGACGCTGAACTAGCAACGATGCGTGAGTATGTTGAAAAAGTAGCAGGCGGTCACGGTGCTGAGAAAAAAGGCGCTGCGGACTCTGCGGACAACAAAAAATCAGTTGTTGACAACATGAAAAATGACATGGGCGGAACTACTGCTAATATCGTAGCAGGCGGTGAAGCAAAAGAAAAGAATGACGGTGGTTTGTCTGAAATAAAACCTAAGGACATGGACACAGGTAATGTGAATGTTCCTGGTGCTAAAAAAGCAACTGACCTTAATGCTGTAAAAGGCGGTCATGGTGCTGAAAAAGCAGGTGCTAAAGAAGCAGCAGACAACAAGCAATCAATTTTCCGTGGTCGTAGATAATAGAGGGGCATAAAGGTTGAAAACTACACTAGCAGAACATCTGAGCTTCGATCAGGCTAAGATCGTCCTAGAGCGTGATGAAGGCGAAGGCAAAACATTACACTTGAGTGGCATCTGTATTCAGGGTGACATTCGTAATGCTAACCAACGTGTTTATTCTTCTAAGGAAATTGATAGGGCTGTCAAGACGCTCAACGAACAGATCTCTGGGGGGTATTCAGTGCTAGGCGAAGTCGATCATCCTCAAGATTTACGTATAAACCTCGACCGTGTATCACACATGATCACAAAAATGTGGATGGACGGTCCTAACGGCTACGGAAAACTTAAAATTCTTCCTACTCCAATGGGTCAATTAGTACAGACCATGTTGGAGTCAGGAGTAAAATTAGGTGTATCCAGCCGCGGATCAGGCGAAGTGGACGGAAGTGGTAATGTTCAAGGATTTGAAATCATTACCGTTGACGTTGTAGCGCAACCAAGCGCACCAGGCGCCTATCCTACACCAGTTTATGAACACCTTATGAATAGTAATGGTGGTTATCAGGCATTTAGGGTAGCTCAAGAAATTAAAGGCGATGCACAGGCACAGCGTTACATAGCAGAGAGCTTGAAAAAAATAATTCAAGGTCTTAAACAATCGTAGGAGAATCACATGCTAGAATTTGTAAAACAACTATTTGAAAACAATGTGATTTCCGAGGAAGTCAAGTCGGAAATTGAAACCGCTTGGGAAACAACAGTTCAAGAAAACCGTGATCAAATTTCTAAACAATTGCGCGAAGAATTTGCTACGAAGTACGAACATGATAAGGCCGCGATGGTAGAAGCAGTAGAAAATATGCTTGCAGATAGAATTCAAGCAGAGCTTTCTGAATTCGCTGAAGACCGCCAAGGACTTATTGAAGCAAGAGCCAAATATGCCAAGAAGATGAAATCAGATTCTAAGGCTATGGAAGCATTCGTTCTTAATAACCTTAAGAAAGAAATTGACGAACTTCGTACAGATAGACAAGCAGTTGCAGAAAATGTTGCTAAACTTGAAACTTTCATTGTGAATTCATTGGCGAAAGAAATCGCAGAATTCCATGTTGATAAGAAAGATCTTGCTGAAACTAAAGTAAAACTAGTTAGAGACAGCAAGGCTAAGTTTGAAGAAATTAAGAAAAATTTCATCAATAAATCAGCAGCGATCATTGAAGAAACAGTATCTAAAGGTATTAAATCTGAAATGGTACAATTGAAAGAAGACATCGAAGCAGCACGTAAAAATGATTTCGGTCGCAGAATTTTTGAAAGTTTTGCAAGCGAATACGCAACAAGCCATTTGAACGAAAAATCAGAAACAGCCAAACTTCTTAAAGTTGTAAAACAGAAAGAAGAAGCATTTGCTGAAGCAGAAGCGAAAGTTTCTGAAGCTCAAAAAATTGTTGAAAGTAAAGAAACCGAAATTGCTCAGATGAAAGACCAAGCGCAAAGAAAAGAAGTGATGAATGAACTTTTATCACCACTTTCAAAAGAAAAGCGTGAAGTCATGAACGAGCTTTTGGAATCTGTACAGACAAACAAATTACACGCAGCCTTTGACAAATACATTCCAGCCGTGATGGAAGGAAATGTACCAGCGAAGAAAGCGTTGACGGAAGGCAAAGAAGTAACAGGCGATAAATCACAGGCACAAGTAGGCGGTGTAGAGAAAACCGCTGAGATATTTGACATCCGCAGACTTGCGGGACTAAAAGTTTAAGGAGAACAAACAATGTCACAACTATTAGAGTCACGCTGGTCAGAAACCAAAGAGGCATTATTAGAAGGCCTTCAAGGTAATAAGCGTACTGTTATGGCAACGACTCTGGAAAATACCCGTAAGTATTTGTCAGAAAGTGCTACAGCAGGCGCCACTTCTGCCGGCAACGTCGCAACATTAAATCGCGTCATTCTTCCAGTGATTAGACGTGTTATGCCAACCGTTATTGCTAACGAGTTAGTTGGTGTACAACCAATGACTGGTCCAGTAGGCCAAATTCACACATTGCGTGTGCGTTATGCTGATGGATTTACTTCATCTGCTTCACCTGCTCCATTAGGAACAGACGTAACAGCAGGCGAAGAGGCACTATCGCCATTCAAGATTGCTCAGGGCTATTCAGGTTCTGCGTCAACTGATAAGGCTGATACTACAGCAGCAAAAGAAGGTGTTGCTGGTAACAGACTATCAAT